ACTTTTAGACACTTTTAGGGGTACAGTTGCGCCCATGCTGATTTTGACACCGGACCTCGAAATCCCCCTGATCGACGACCACGATCAGGACTTCAACAAATTGACACTCCGAGAGCGGGCCGAGGTCGCCGTGCGGACGATCGACATCCTGTCTGCAGCCGGTGCCGACTTCACTGGAGAAGAGCCACAGGACATGGCAGTAGCCAGGGATATTATTCGGGGCGAAGAAAGTCTGACCACCAAGACGGTCCAGCAGAACCCCGGTGCCTTGATGCACGTGCGCCGTCTATTAAGTGAGTACGAAGAGCAGGTTGTAATCGAGGCCGCAGCGCTACGTAACTACATCACCAACAAATTAATTATTGAGTCCGACGACAACGACCCACGGATTAGGATCAAGGCACTTGAACTACTTGGCAAAATTAGTGATGTGGGTTTGTTTACAGAGAAGTCTGAGATTACTTATAAAAACAAGTCTGACGAGGATCTTGACAAGACTCTTGAGGCTAAGATCCAAGAGATCCTGAACAAGAACACGATTGATGTAACACCGGAGGAAATATTTGGAAGCCCAAGGGAACGCAGTCCCTTCTCCAAACCAGACCTTGAATCTGAGTAAACTCAGCCGGTTTGAGAAAGAGAAACTTCTGGAGGTGCTTCTTGAAAAGGAGCGCCGCAGGACGACTGTTGCTTGTAAGACTGACTTTCTTGAGTACGTCAAACACATGTGGCCCACATTCATATCAGGGCGTCATCACCGCATCATGGCGGATGCGTTTAATAAAGTGATGAAGGGGGAACTCAAGCGTGTCATCATCAATATGCCACCGCGACATACTAAGTCCGAGTTCGCTTCGTATTTATTCCCATCGTGGTTCTTGGGAAATCTGCCACATAAAAAAGTTATCCAGACCTCGCACACTGCAGAACTTGCCACGGGATTTGGTCGTAAGGTCCGAAACCTTGTAGACGGCGAAGAATACAAAAAGATTTTTGAGGATGTTGAACTCCAGGCCGACAGCAAGGCTGCGGGTCGTTGGAACACAAACCATGCCGGTGAATATTTCGCTATTGGTGTGGGAGGTGCTGTTACGGGTAAGGGTGCCGACCTTCTTATCATTGATGACCCCCACTCCGAACAAGAAGCGGTTCAAGCCGAAACCAACCCTGAGATATACGACAAGACCTATGAGTGGTACACCTCAGGCCCGCGTCAGCGTCTACAACCAGGCGGTGCGATCGTTATAGTGATGACGCGCTGGTCTAAGCGAGACCTGACGGCGCAAGTATTAAAAAGCAGTTTGCAGAGGAACGGTGAGACGTGGGAGGTTATTAACTTCCCGGCGATCATGCCAAGCGGCACACCACTGTGGCCTGAGTTCTGGCCCTTAGAAGAACTAGAAGTACTGAAAGAACAACTGCCCGTTCATAAGTGGCAGGCGCAGTACATGCAGGACCCGACCTCCGCAGAAGGTGCGTTGATCAAGCGGGAGTGGTGGCGTGTGTGGGAGAGAGAATCAGCCCCGCCTTGCGAATTTATTATTCAGTCTTGGGACACGGCCTACACTAAGAACACACGTTCAGACTATTCAGCGTGTACGACGTGGGGCGTCTTCTACCAAGAAGACGAGGACACGGGCTATAAAAAGCCAAACATCATTCTTCTAAATGCAGTCAAAGAGCGCATGGAGTTTCCAGAACTCAAACAGAAAGCGCTAGAGGAGTATCAATACTGGAAGCCCGATGCGTGTATTGTGGAAGCCAAGGCTGCCGGTGCTCCCCTTATATTTGAACTACGTAAGATGGGCGTGCTCGTCTCGGAGTACACACCCTCACGGGGTAACGACAAGATCGCCCGGGTCAATGCGGTGGCGGATTTGTTTGCCTCTGGTGTGGTCTGGGCACCCGAGACACGCTGGGCTGAGGAGGTGGTTGAGGAGTTTGCTGCGTTCCCCTCCGGCGAACATGACGACTTGGTGGACTCAAGCACGCAGGCGCTACTGCGCTTCAGACAGGGGGGCTTTATCCCACTAGACAGCGACGAGGCCGACGCGCCGTTCGACGCCAGACCGAGGGCTTACTACTAATGAGATACGTGCAGATCACAGGGATCTTGAAAAAAGACCCATTTGACACCCGCAATTTTGTGCAGCGCATGAAAGACTACCTGTTGTGGCGGTGGTTCAGCGCTGTACGTGCAGCACAAAACCCAGCAAAATGGTGGAAGCGGCGCCAGCGAGCGCGTCAGATCAACCAGTATTTGCTCAACGAGGCAAGTAAATACAGAAAATCTAATCAGGGAACTCAAAAATGAACGTTGATAAAGCACTTTACGAGGCTCCAGCGGGTTTAGCAGCCCTAGACCAAGAGCCAATTGAGATCGAAATCGAGAATCCTGAGGGCGTTACGATTGGGATGGACGGTTTGGAGATTGAAATCGAGCCTCGTGGCAAAGAAAGAACCGGAATCAAGGACTTTTATGCCAATCTGGCTGAACATTTGGATGAAGGTGCGCTTCAACTGCTCGCAGACGAGTTGGTTGACAACTTTGACGCCGACAAACGGTCGCGTAAAGACTGGGAACAGACCTACAAAACGGGTCTAGACCTGCTTGGACTCAAGATTGAGAACCGAACAGAGCCGTGGCCCGGGGCTTGTGGCGTGTTTCACCCCATTTTGACTGAAGCCACCGTGCGTTTTCAGTCTGAAGCCATCATGGAGACCTTTCCGCCGCGTGGTCCGGTCAAGGCAAAGATCCTTGGCAAAGAAGATGTGGCTGCAGAGAAGGCCGCAGACCGCGTCAAGGACTATATGAACTACATATTGACCGAGAAGATGGTCAATTACCGCTCCGAGCACGAGCGCATGTTGTGGTCGCTGCCCCTGACAGGCTCTGCGTTCAAGAAAGTCTATTACGACCCCACCATCAAGCGGCCTGAAGCCATATTTATCCCGGCTGAGGACTTTGTTGCACCGTTCACAGCGTCTGATTTGGAGTCTTGTGAGCGCTTTACGCACGTGATGCGCAAGGTGAAGAACGAGATCCGCCGTATGCAGGTGTCCGGGTTCTATCGGGACGTGGAGTTGGAAGATCCACCTGAAGTTTTGCTTGACGACGTCAAGAAAGCCGAGGCAGACGCACAGGGCATCGACGTCATCAAGGACAGCCGCTACACGCTGCTGGAGATGAACGTCAACTTGGACTTAGAGGAGGACCCCTACCGTGCAGAGGGCGAGATTGAGATCCCGTACGTCGTTACGATTGACTACAACAGTGGGCAGGTGCTGTCCATATACCGCAACTGGAGCGAGGATGACGAGACGTACAAGCGTCGGATGCACTACGTCAAGTACGACTACGTACCGGGCTTTGGTTTCTATGGTTACGGCCTTATTCACCTTATTGGTGGGCATGCTAAGTCTGCTACTTCGCTACTTCGCCAACTTATTGACGCTGGTACGCTTGCAAATCTCCCGGGTGGCCTGAAAACACGGGGCATGCGCATCAAGGGCGACGAGACGCCCATCATGCCGGGTGAGTTTAGGGACGTTGACGTGCCCAGCGGCAAGATCCAAGAGAACATTGCGTTCCTGCCCTACAAAGAACCCAGCCAGACGCTCCTGCAGTTGTTTGACAAGATCGTTGAGCAGGGCCGTGGCATGGCAGCGGTGGCTGATCTGAAGATTGGTGACGTTGACCAGAACACTCCAGTAGGAACGACGCTTGCGGTGCTTGAGCGCATGCTCAAGATCATGTCTGCGGTGCAGGCTCGCATGCACTCCACGCTCAAGAAAGAGTTTGGGCTGCTCAAGACCATTATTGCTGACACTCCCCCACTTGCCTACGAGTACCCAGTTGACTCTGACCGCATGATCAAGACGTCAGACTTTGACCGGGTGGACGTGATCCCTGTATCGGACCCCAACGCCTCGACATTCTCCCAGCGCATGCTGCAGTACCAAGCGGCGCTCCAGTTGTCCAAGGAGAAGCCTGAGTTGTTTGACCAGCCCGAGTTATATCGGGGTATGGTGCGTCTCATCGGGTTTGAAAACGCTGACAAGATCGTGCCTAAGAAGGACGAGGTGCCATACCGTGACCCCGTCTCCGAGAATGCCATGCTGCTGCAGGGCAAACCGGTCAAAGCGTTCCCTGAGCAGGACCATGAGGCTCACATTCAGGTGCACACCTCAGCCATGCAGGACCCACAGATCCGTGCTCTGGTCGGTCAGTCGCCCCAAGCCAACGCCATCATGGCGGCTGCGCAGGCTCACATCGCTGAACATCTAGGCTACGCGTACCGGGCGCAGATTGAGCAGGCCATGGGCATTGAGATCCCTGAACTGGGCGCCAAGATGGACCCCCTCATGGAGAACCAACTGTCTCGGCTTATGGCTGAAGCCTCTAAGAAAGTGCTCCAGCAGAGCCAAGCGCAAGCGGCTCAGAAGGAAGCACAGGCCCAAGCGCAAGATCCGCTCAACGAGATTCAGCGCGAAGAACTGCGTATTAAGGCCGCTGAGGTTGAGCGCAAGACCAAGAAAGACATGTCCGATGCCGCGCTTCGGTCTATGGAGGTCGCAATTAAACAAGAAGAGGTGCAGATCAGCGCCCAGGAAGCTGCAGCCAAGATCGAATCTGAAGAACTTAAAGAGGGATTTAGGGCTGCAATAAATATGAGAAAGGGAGGCGCCAAATAAATGAGTACTTCATTTGAGGAGTTGTATGACCGAAAACTAAAAGAGGAGATGGAACGTCATGCAGAGGACCTTGCCATGGGTTCAGCCGACGACTACCCAGCGTATCGGGAGAAAGTCGGTTATATCAAGGGCATGTTGTTCGCTTCAGACATTTTTCAAGAAATCGCTAATAGAGCAAGAAAGGAAAACTTAGATGATTAGAGGAATTGGCGTACCCAACGTCGAAGAAACCAAGAAGAAAGTGGCGGAGGCGCTGTCCTCTCATACACTGCCCGTGCCTAAAGGCTGGAAAGTCTTAATCGCCATGCCTGTGTTTGAGGAGAAAACCTCTAACTCAGGAATTATCCTGCCGACCGCAACCAAGAACGCTGAAGAAATTGCAGCAAATATTGGTCTGGTTGTAGCCATGGGTGATGAAGCATACAAAGACCCGAGTAAGTTCCCTAGCGGTCCTTGGTGCGAAGTTGGTGACTTTGTAATGATGCGTTCGTATTCAGGCACCCGTTTCAGTATTGGGGGGCATGAGTTTCGGATGATTAACGATGACACCGTAGAGGGTGTGATTCAGGACCCGTCAGGGTTTACCCGAGCATAAGGAGGAGTTATGGCAACGAACAAAATGCGAACGCTGATTAATGGCGTGGAGCAGGAGGATGAGGGGCTAGGGCCTGATGGTTTGCCCGAAGAAACCCAAGTCCTGAAGAAAGCCGCATCCAGCGACAACTTTGATTTTGAGGTGGAAGAGGAAGAGCAGGCTCCTCGTAAAGCACCCAAGGTTGAAGTTGCTGCTGATGCGGACGAACTAAACCAATATAAGTCCGACAAAGACGACGAATATAGCCAACTCAAGCGCCAGTTGGAGGAAGAGCGGGCCATGCGCCTGCAAATCCAACAGGAGCAAGAAGAGGCTATTCGTTATGCACAGGCGGCTTCAGAGGAAAACAAACGCCTTCAGAATGTGCTTCAGCAGGGTTCGTCTCTTTACGCAGATACTGTCAAATCTAAATTAGACACAGAAATGGCGGCTGCGCAGAAGGCTTATAAAGAAGCCTACGAAGGGGGAGACTCCGATGGAATGATCCAAGCCCAGTTAAAAATGGCTGAGATTATTTCTGAGAAAAAAGAACTAACCCGCACCCCTCCTTTACAAAGGGCTGAAACTGCTGTATATAATCAACCTGTACAGCAAGAAGTTGCTTCAAGTCCATCTGTGCCGAGGCCCGATCCTAAAGCCGAAGCGTGGTACGAACGGAATAAGAATTGGTTCGGAGCAGATGATGAGATGACGGCAGTTGCCTATGCTGTGGACAAAAAACTCATGCGAGAAGGCGTAGACCCTCGTACGGATGATTACTACAGGCGAATGGATGAACGCCTCCGTGAACTCTTTCCTGACCGGTTTGAGGACACAAGGCAACAATCTCAACCTGTAAGACAGCAATCCACTGTGGTTGCTCCGGCTTCTAGAAGTGCTTCCCCAAAGACCGTCAAGATCCCGCCCGGTGGCGCGGCTGTTGCACGGAAACTAGGAGTACCTCTGGAGGAGTACGCAAGACAATGGGCTGCTGTTAATGGAAGGAGTCAGTGATGAGTAACCAAAATCGAATGAGCCGTGAGTTGGAGTCCCGTGAACATCAAATCAGTGCTGAGGCATGGGCACCTCCGAGTCAAATACCAACTCCCGATCCTCAGGACGGGTACAAATTCAGAT